CAGCTCGGTGTAGAGGTGGAAGTTGTTGCTCACCTGCCGGTACACGCCCAGGCGGTGCCCGGTGGACGCGGCTACAAACTCCTGCAGGAAGCTAAAGTGCACCGCGTTGGCGCCGTACGCACCCCACCAGATGTCGTTGCTGCGGTTGAACACCGTCATGTTGAGCCGATCCTTGCGCACGTCGAACACCACCTGCGTGTTGCACGCCTTGTCCCGGGTCTTCTTGAGCAAGTCGGCGCTGTCCCAGATTTGAATGACCGCCTGCCGCGTGGCGGGGTCGCGCCTGAGCAACTTGATCACCTCGTCCAGCTGGTCGCGGCCGAAGTGCTCGCGCCAGCGGTGGCCGTAGGCCGCATTAAAGTTCTTGCCGTCGTCGCTGAAGTCACCCATGCGGCTGTTAAACTGCTTGAGGAACGCAACGTCGTTACGCCCCGCGAGCATCCAGATTGACTCCATGAGGTGAAATATCGGGTTGGCATCCCGCCCGTCGTGAAACAACACCCGCTCCGCCGGGCAGGTGTACACCGTGGTCACCATGTCCGGGTGCACAACGGCGGGGCCGTTACGCGTCTGCTCGGGCTGCAAGTTGAGCACCTTGAGCTTCCAGAATATCTCGCTGAACGCTTGGTTGACGTTCCTGACTATTAACTCCATACTTAGAACTCCCTTTCTGTTTGATAGGTGGTTTTGGGTTTACCCTCACCGAGTACGGTGCGGCAGTACTTGCTGAATTCACACATGCAGTTCTGTACGTCGTGCAGCGTGAGGTCATCAATCTCGAGTTCGTCAATCACGGCGTTCAAAATCTTGATGAGCGCGGCGTTAAAGTTGTCTTGCGTCCACCCGGCGGAGGGCGCGCGGTTGAGCAGGTAATTTAGCCCACGACTGCTGCCCGGGCCAATAGGTGCAAACGTGTATAAATCAGCCGCGTAGCCCAGGTGGGGCGCGTAAGTCAAATCGGCAGCCACTTGCCCGGCCATGAACGTGCTGATGCCGAAACTGGAGGACAGTGCGTTGACAAATGAACCGACCAGCGGCTCGTCCTTGTCGAGTATTTTGTGAATCCGCTCGTCCAACTTGAGCGCCGGGCTGATGATGTGCTTTGCCACCGCGAGCGACTTGACCCCACCGGGATCCATCTTGGTCGGGTACACCATGTACGCGCCCGAGTAAACCTTGTTGCCCTCGGACTTGAAGCGTTCGATGCTCGCCGATAACTCCTCCGGCTCGAACTCGAGCGCCGGGCGGAACAAGATGTCTTCCTCGATGAGGCGCTTCAACGTGGGCGGCCAGTTGATGAGCCGAGTGATGAGCAGTATGAACCAGAGGTCGTTGCGGTTCTTGTTCGGTTCAATCACGTGCTGCAACACCCACTGCGACACGCGGTCGTCCCGGCGGCGGATGTTGGTGAACTTGTACTTGCCGAGCACCGGGTCTTGCGTCCACGGGGCGGCGTGGCCGTTTTCGCGGGCGAGGCGGATAGCCTCCCGCTCCCAGATGAAGTACAACAGCGCGGGCATCGAGCATACGTTGCTCGCGGCGGGCATGGGGTACGGGGCGCTGTCACGCATTCTCGTACTCCCGGATGATGTCAAGCAGCTGGCCGTGGGGCGCGGTGTGGTCAATCAGCCGCACATCGTAGCCGCCCTCGCGGCGCAGGTTGCGGTAGCAGTTGACAACCGACTCAAACTTGTCAATCAGGTTCTTGGGGTCGAACTCTTTCTCATTACCCGCCGCGAGCCGCCGCCCCTTTACGCGCTCGATGCACAAGTCTTGCGGCGTGTCCAGGAACGCGTACACCGCACACCCCGTGGGCTGCACCGCCTGCGTTACCTGCCCACCGAGCCCGCTCGCGGAGACGAGCGCCCCTTCGTATAACACGTGGCCTAGGGGGTGCGCCTTCAGGATCTTCTCGGCAATCTCTGCCTGGGTCTTGATGGCGTCGGTTCCGCCGCAGGTGTTGTCGTACTTGCCGAGCACGAACGCCGGGGCGCGAATGCCCGTGCCGGACAGGTCAACACGGTAGCCCGCGATCTTGCCACCGCTCATCAGGATCTCGGTCGGGTAGTCGAAAAACGAGCGCATCGCGGTGGTCTTGCCCGAGCCGAACGTGCCCGCGATTCTGAGGATGACGTGCTTCATAGGAAGTGCTCCCCCCGGTAAGGTTGCCCCGTCGCGGGGAACAGCGCCGCCTTCTGCTTGAGCGTGAGGGGCTGCGCCTCGCACTCGGCGCGGAGCCACTCGGGTAGGAGCTGCTCGCGCATCTCTTTGAACACGCCGGTGTAAGATGTCTGCCCGCGCTCATCCGCCCACAGTATGCGCTCCCACGCCATGTCAGCGTAGACGCCCGGGTAGCGACGACCGAAGAAGTGATTCTTGAACGTGCACAGGTTGCTCTCAAAGGTGAACCGGCTCACGGCCCAGTGCGGGTAACGCTTGGCGTAGAACTCCTTCATCAGCTCGGAGGCGCGGGCCTCGAGCCACGTGCACATCTTCTTAAAGTCGGGGTACTTGCCGTCGTGCGAGTTGGGCTGGCGCTTGTCCCAGACCAGGTTGTCCTGCCCGAGCAGGAACAGCATTCCGTTGCGATGCGACTTGCTGCCCGACTTGTCGTCAAACAGCAGCGTGTCGCAGTCCGCACCGAACCCGTTCAGGTGCACGTACTCCAGGTAGCTGAACGAGGACAGCCGACCGAACGAATGGTAGTGGTCACGCACCAGCGCCCACAGCTCGGCGTAGGACTTGCCGGTCAGCATCGCCACCTGCGAGCCGTGTTGCCCAACGAGCACCGCGTAGGCTTTAATCGCGTCGACGGTGTCCTTCTTTTGATACCGGCGGTCGGTGTCAAACTGGAGATTGTCCCAGTTGGCGTTGAACCACTCCGTAAACCGGGTCAGCTGGGCACCCGCCGGGGGGCACTCCCACAACTGAACAAACATCCGCAGCGACGTTATCGGGTTCTGCGTCAGCCCGTTCAGGAAGGCAAACCACAGCTTCTGTTCGTCGTTCCAACCGAACCGCTTGGCCAACTCGGGCATGTACAAGTACACCAGCCCGGGCATGACGCCGTGCTGCAGGTTCAACTGATACAGCGCGTTGAAGTACGCCTGCCGATGCGCGGGCTCGCGGTAGTCCTTGCTCAGCGGCAGCTCGCCCGTGACGGTGTCTTCGGGTTGCTTCATGACTCAAGCCTCCGCGTGTAGTGCGGCTCGATGACCTTGGGGTCGGGCGCCGAGCCGACGATCCAGAACGCGGTGCGGTCATCGTAGTCGAGCTGGTTGTTCTGCGTCAGCCACCGCCACATCTTTGCCTCGTAGGTGGGGTGGAAGTTGATGCCATCAAAGTGCTCGCCCTTGAAGTGGTCGGAGTACTTGCTGAACCCGGTGTCGTGCAGGCTGTGATGACGCCAGCGGAACGGCAGGTGGTCAACATTCAGGCCCATGTGCCGCAACCGGGCGCGCACCCACGGGAGCTTGTTGGGGCCGATGCCAACGGTGAACAACTCGTCAACATTCTTCGGGTCGCGCATCAACCCCAACATGACGCTGGTCAACGAGTTGCACGAGCCGGCAGGCACTATCAGGCGACGCACGTCGTCGGGTATGTTGCTCACCTGCCACGCGCCGACCTCGTGGAACTTGCGCACGGTCTCGGAGTCGTACCGGTCGTGCGGCACCGTGATGCCGTACTCAACCACCAGCGAGCCATCTTGCGTCAGGTCAGCCACCCGGCGTTGGATTATGGGGTTGTACGGCCCGCTAGCGAACTCAAACTCCGCCCCGAACCCGTAGGCGATGCGCGGGTTCTCATGGCGGAGCACCGTGTCGGGCTTGCTGTACACGACCTGCCGAGCGCGCAGCCCGTAGTGCGCCCCTACGATAGCGGACATGCTGAGCTGGGGCGACTGAATGCTGGCGCCGGTGACAATATGCGTCTTGCCCGGGCGGAACTTGTTGATGTACCAGATGAGCTGGCGCATCTTGCTACCGTTGGGGCCGCCGTAGCCGAGCGGGGCAAAGTAGTCATCGCGCTTGAACCAGAGCCCTTTGCGGTTCTGCCACGGGGTGAGCGCGCCCAGGTGCTCCTCCCAGTGGGTCTTGTCGCGGTCCAGCGACTGTACCTCGAATACTGAGCCGTTCATCCCAACAACCCCCAACCCAGAGCCAGCAGCTCGTAATTGATACGCGCCAACAACCCGAGCACAACCGCGAGCAGGCACCAGGCGATGATCGCAGCGAGCGTGCCGAACACAAAGCCGAAAAAGTCAGATATCATTGCTTAACCTCCGTCACATTAACCAACATGAACGTGCGACCGTTGATGCTGAGGCGCTTTTGCTCACCAGCCTTGGCCGCCGCGTACAGCTGCGCGGTGAGGCGGTCCTGCTGGCTGCTGGTCATCCACTCGGGCCGGGCGACCCACATCTGGTAGGCGTTCTTCCACGCTTCGCCAGTCTCCACGCAGGTGATGGTGCGGTCGAGCTTGAGCGAGGAGCGCATTACGGGGCGGGCGTTGTCGGGTTCGACCTTCTGGTTCATCACTTTAACGACGTCGTGCGACATGAGGCTCTCAAAGAGTTCAGCACAGCGGCGCTCGGCGGTCAGGCGGTCGCTAAAACGCTTGACCGGCTTGGCGCTGTGTCGGTTGTAAAACGCCACCAACTGCGGTGTCGTCATGCTGGAAAATTTTACCGTTGACATGTGGAATCTCCAAGTTATACGAATACGTTAGAACGGGGCGGCGGGCAGTTTGCTCTGCTCTTCTTTCTCACGCTCGCGCTGGCGCTTCTCGTACTCGTGCATTTCCTTCTTGCTCGGCGGCACGGGGCCGCCCGGGGGCGGAAAGGGCCAGTTAGGCTTGTTCATTTCTGCTCCTCCGCGATGGCGATGCTGATGAGCAGCTTGGCCAGTTCGCTGGTGCCGCCGTTGCAGTAACGCAGGTTGTCGGCCTTGCGGTATTTGTCCTGCACGGCGTGGTTGATGAACTTGGTCATCAGCACCGTGTGAGCGCGCCGGCAGTTCGGGCGGGAGAGCGCCTCCTCAGTCTGCAGGAAGGTCAAGTCCAACGTGTTGAACTGCGGCAGCGCGTTAATCTGATCGTTCAACAGGCCGATGACCAACACGCCAGTCTTGGGCACCCGGGGCGCACTGGGCGGCTCGGGGTTATGCTTGGCGCGGGTGAACGTCAGGTTAGGCTCGGGCAGCGGCATGGCCCGCGTGCTAATTGACACCCCGGGCTGCTGGAGTCTTGCGGCCACCTTTTCAGCCAGGATGTCAAGAATCTCGTCCAGCATGCGCGCCAGGCGCTGCTCAGCGTTCACCTCGGGCGCAGGAGCGGGAGGAGCCACCGGCGCGGGAGCCACCGGCTTGAGCGCCAGCTCGGTGAGCTTGCGGTTGCGCAGCTGCTCGCTGGCGCGGTTGCGCGCCTCGGCAATCATGTTTTTGCAGTTGTGCACCGTCGCGTACGACAGGCGGCGCTGGCGGTTGGCGGGCAACGCCGATTGCCCCTCGCGCAGTATTTCCATCGTGCTCACGAGCTTCTTGTCGACGATGGCGCGTGTCATGTTCTCTTGCACGAGCTGGCGTTCGGCGGGGGTCCATTGAATGCGCTTCATGTTACTTCCCCCAGTGGCGTTGGGCGCACACCGCGCGCAGGTTGTTGTAGTCGCTATGCGCGCCAGAGCGGAGCCGGTCGCAGTAGTCGGCCTCAATCATCAGCGCGGACTCGTAGTCCCAGCTGCCGAGCAAGCTCGACGCAAGGAAGTACAGCGCCGTGAGCGCCAGCAGGGGTAACACCAAGGAAGGTTTGCTCATCGCAGTTCTCCAGTTATCAGGTTATGCAGGGAAGTTTAGGTCAGGCTTTCAAGAAAGTAAAGGGGGTGGGTTGAATGCTCAATAGTCCTCAAGCCGGTCGGGCAGGTCGCAGTCTTGACTGTTCCGGATGGCGTGGTCGTAGCACTCTTCCTCTATGGCGCTCAGTATGCTACTGGCCAGCAGCTCGGTGATGTCGTGGTCGGCGATCTGGACGCACAACGTGTCAATGCAGTCCGGCATACCGGGCTCTTCGCGGGTGGCGGGGTAACCGCGCTCAATCGAGTACTCAACGTCGAGCGGCACGCCGAAAGTGTTGGTGGTGAAGGTGGTCATGTTACAGTTCTCCAGTTATCAGGTTAGTGGGGGCCGTAGCCCCCGGGTGTTGATTAGAAGTTGTAGTCGTAGAAGCGGCGCGGCTTGTCGTGCAGCACGTGGCGCCCAAAGATGCTGCGGAAATAACCGTCTTTGTTCAGCCGGGCGCGGATAGTCGGGCGCTCGGGATTACTGGTGATGACATACTGCAGCTCGCGCTGATTGGTGCAGTGGCCCGCAAAACCGCCAGGCAGGATGTTGGGCTGTTGGCCCGGGGCCAGCTCCGCGTCCATCTGGCGGATCTCGATCGTCTTGTCGCTGATGACGCGCACGACCTCGTAAGGTACGATGTCGGTGTACATGTGCAGATTGGCGTATGGCTTGATGTTCATGATGCAGTTCTCCAGTTATCAGGTTAGGGGGACTTACAGGACTTGCTGTTCAACAGCGACGGTGTAGCCGAGACCCTTGATTTGCTCCAGGGCGCGGCTGGTGAAAGTCTTGGTGCCAATCAGCTCAGCCAACTTGCGTGCGGTGTCGCAGGCGGGGTACACGGCGCGCTGGCCGTAGTTGTTGGTGATGCGGACGGTGATGGTAGCGTTCATTTCAGTTCTCCAGTTATCGGGTTATGGGTTCAGGCGCGGGTGATGTGGCTGAGGGTGCCGCGAGCCCACTCAATGCAGCTGATGAGCGAACCGCGCGACATGTTGTTGATCAAATCGGCGCAGTAGGCCAGCTTGCTAACGCCGCGAGCTTGAAGCTCAACGGTGAGGCTAGCGAGTTCAGCGCGGAGTTGGGTAGTGGTGAGGGTCATTTCAGGTCTCCAGTTATCAAGCTATGGAATGAAGTTTCGGTCAAATCAATGAAAGCGCCAAGGACTATTTTTAATGACCACTCACCGCGCTTGGTCTTTGGTGCGCTCATAGGGGGGACTTGCCTTTGCTGCGGAACGCAGGCATAATGAGAGGTGATAACGCATAACTGGACAACTGATGCAGCTCAGACATTACCAACAAGAAGCAGTAGACGCCGCCTTAGCGACGCTAGGCGAGGACGGCCACCCGGTGTTGCAGCTAGCCACCGGCACGGGCAAGTCGATAATCATCGCTGCCCTAGCGGAGCACTACCGCCAGATGAACGCGCCGGTGTGGGTGCTCACTCACGTGCAGCAGCTCGTGGAGCAGAACGCCGCGACCTATCACCGCTATAGCGGCGTGGCGCCGGGCATAGTGTGCGCGGGGCTGCGGCGCAAAGACCGTTTTGAGCCCGTCACCTTCGCCACCATACAGAGCATACTCGGGGTGCAGGTGGAAATGCAGCCCCCGGCGCTCGTCATCATTGACGAGGCGCACCGCGTGCCCCACAAGCGCGGCGAGCGTTCGCTGTACGAGTCGGTGCTGCACCGCTATCCTGACGCGAACCGCGTGGCGATGACCGCAACGCCGTGGCGCATGGACAACGGGTGCATACACGGCGAGGGCGACCAGTTCTGGTTTGACCGGCTGGCTTACAGCTACCCCGTGGCCCGCGCGGTGGAGGACGGCTACCTGTGCCCGCTGGTGGGCGTTGAGACCGCCGTGCAGCTCGACCTTGAGGGCGCGCGCAAGGTCAGCGGCGAGTACGTGATGACCGACGTGAGCGAGCGGGAGGACGACGTCTGGCTGCGTGCGGTGGCCCGCTCCCTGCCCGAGTTGACCAATATTCGCAAGCACATCGCGGTGTACTGCCCGACCATTGAGGCCGCCGAGCGCGCCGCCCGCGCTATAGCGGAGGAGACCGGCTGGACTACGGACGTTATGGCCGGTGACATTACCCGCGACGAGCGCAGCGAGGCGCTGGAGCGGTTCAAGTCGGGCGAGACCCGAGTGCTATGCTCGGTGGACATGATTACCACGGGGTTTGACTTCCCCGCGCTGGACTGCATTGTGTGCCTCCGGCCTACTCTCTCCTCCTCTCTGTGGGTTCAGATACAAGGCCGAGGCACCCGCCTAGCAGACGGTAAAAAGAACTGCCTCGTGCTGGATTACGTGGGCAACCTGCAGCGGCTGGGCGGGGTTGACATGTACGAGCAGTTCTACCGCGAGGAGACCAAGGAGCCGGTGGAGGCCATTCCCGCCAAGCAGCGGGCGTTGCGCGAGCGGCAGCGCGTCATCGGTGCGCATACGCTGCTGCCCATTGACCCGATGACGGGCCAGCCCGTGCGCGACGGGGCTTCAATCTGGGTGGAGGTGGAGTCGACGAGTTCGGTGCCAATCTTCACACGGCGCAACCCGGCGTACAAGGTGTTGCTCGTCAACTACAACTGCGTGACCGAGGAGGGCGTCAAGCTGCGCGCCACCAACTTCATCAACACCGAGGTGCCGGACACGCGCACGGTTGAGTTTTTCATTCCCCGGCGGTTGGCCGTAAACTTACCGGCCCCGGCTGCCGACTTGACCTGGCAGATTAAGGGTGCGCGCACGCCGTTGCGGTTGCTAGTCAGGCGCTCCGGTCAGTACTGGAACGTGCAGTACGAAGATTTTGGAGACATCGCGAATGAGCAGTAAGACGCCCAAGCACATTTGGGCCGTAGAAGACAAACCGTCCACGCTTGACTACGCGTTGGCGTATGCGCGGCTCGGTTGGCACGTGTTGCCGGTGTGGTCGGTGGACGCGGAGGGGCGTTGCCGCTGCGGGCGACCGAACACCGAGAAGGGCCACAAGGCGGGCAAGCACCCGCAGTCGGACCTCGTGCCGCATGGGCACCTGGACGCGACCACGGATGAGCAGGCGATTCGGGACTGGTGGGCCACTGACCCCGACGCGGGCATCGGCATCAGCCTGGCGGACTCAGGCTTGCTGGCGCTGGACATTGACCCGCAGCACAACGGTCACGAGACCCTCGCGGCGCTCGAGGCCGAGCACGGGGTGTTGCACAGCGAGTGTTCGGCCATTACGCAGGGCGGGGGCGAGCACCGGCTGTTCCGCGCCGAGGCCGAGATGACCTACCCCGGCTCGTTGGGCGAGGGGCTTGACCTCAAGCACCACGGTTACATCTGCGTCGCGCCCACGCTTGGTCCCTCGGGCGAGTACCGTTGGGCGCAGGGTCGGTCACCGTTGAGCAAGTCCTCCCCGGCGACACCTTCGCCCTTGCCGCAGCTAATAGCAAGTAAGGCACGACCTCCGGTCAATTATAGCCTCACCGAGCGCGGCGGGGTGCCCGTAGCCACTGCGCAGACGTTTGACGACCTCCGCTCCGCGCTCAAGCATGTTGACGCCGATGACTACACCACGTGGGTCAACGTGGGCATGGTGCTCAAGCCGTACGGAGAGAACGGGTACAAGATCTGGACCGAGTGGTCAGCACGCTCGGACAAATTTGACGCCGCCGCCCAGCGCCGCAAGTGGGAGCGCGACATTGACACCCCACACAGCATTACGTACCGGTCGATCTTCCGCATGGCGATTGACAACGGCTGGCCGGGCAACAACACCGAGCCTGCTGCGGCTGGCGCCCCGGCAGCGGCGGACGCCGAGCACCCCCTCAGCCTGCGTCACTCGCAAGAGAGCGGCGCGGGGCGCGTCACGGTGTTTGAGTACATCTACGACGACTTTATGTCCACTGGCGTCAACGTGGTGGCGGGTGCCCCCGGCGTGGGCAAGACTACGCTCATTGTGCCCATGGCGCTGGCCACTGCGCACCTCTGC